CTATAGGCTTCACTGGAGATAATGTTACGTACTTTACGACCAAAATCCACTGCGAGGTCGGTAGTGTGGGACACCATCATTACTTTCTTGTCTGGATTACGTCCCAAATACCACGCGGGGAAGAAAATGGACACTAATTGGGACTTTCCGTGGCGCGGGGGGATATTTACGCAGGCTCTGTCCTTGTCTCCACGCTCAATAGCCATTAATAGGTCGGCCAGCATGCGGTGATGCTTCCCAACTAGGTAGTCAGGCTGCATAAGTTTACAAAATTCGATTAAATCGTCATGCGCGGCTTTAACTGTACGCCGTTTGTCTAGTTCATCGACAAGTTTCTCTATCTCTACCGCCTCATCAACGCTAAACATGTCAATATTATCCAACATATGCTGGATTTCTTCTTGAGTAAAGTCTACAGAGGTGCTAGGCGCAGTCATTTATAGTCACATCAGCGGTAGTTACCATGACTACTCGCGCCCCACAGCTTAAAATCGGTTTATCTGTGGTACTTTGCAGCACTTCAGACGGCCCATTTATAGTTACAGAGCTACAGTACGTGTTTTTCTTGCCTTGTTTTACGGTAATTACGGGTTCGTTCGTCCCATTCTTTAAGTTGGCACGGATTTTGTGTTGGTTTACGTGGATATACGTCTTAGCCATCCGTACTTACCCCCAATTCTGCGTCTACGTCTACAACTTCACCGTCCAGTGTCACTTCATCCGCAGGATTTACCAGCTTTTCTAGCTTCCTACGCAGTTTTGCCTTCAAATCATCTGTTGACTGATGCGTAACGGTTACTTCTGACTTCTCTGCAAACAACCCTACGTCCGAAATCTTACCCAGTAACTCCAACGCTCGAATACGGACACGTGGGTCGGGGTTCTCGGTCTCTAATATTAGCTTATTCGTTACTAAGTGGCGCACAGAAACGGCTGACTCCACTACAGAGGCGCCAAATTCCGTGAGTATGTTGCTAGTTAGCACCAGCGAGGCTGGGGTCAGGTTAGCCATACGTTTGTTTGTTGCTTTTTTCGATGTCTTTTCAGGATCATCGGCATACGCTATGGCAAGTTTAGCTGCCACGTCTTCATCTTCTTTGCTGGGTTTAAGTTCTAACCCATGTTCTGCTAGCTCTAAGGCTGTCGTCTTCGCTGCTCGCGCACGGACACTCAAGTCCACGGCGGGGTCGTCATCAAATAGCGGAACCCCTGTCTCGGGTTCGAGTTTAATCGTCATATTGTAATCGCAGGTTGTTAAACCGGAGTGCCTTTGTACCATACTTGTTTACACAAGACAAGAAACAGTTACATACCATAAATGATATGTCTTACATGATTATTATACATTTCCGATCATACTCGATCACTTGTACAATAGCGCCTCTTTCAACCCCCTACTGTTCTGAGGTTCCTTTGTGTTTGGTTTTACTGTGTTTATTGTTTCGGCGTGTGTACTTGTGGTGGCAGGACTATTTGTCATAGCCCTAGAGGACGGCCTTCCCTTCTAAAATTACGGAGGAGGTCTAGCCCTTCCTCCTCTACTTCTTCTGTAAATGCATCTGCGGATAGCTGTAAACTGCAAGCCGCTTTCAAGTCTTTTGTTCTTTTTACCATCACTCGCTGTATGTCTAAAGCTATAAACATATGGAAGTCTGCTATACGCTCTTTGCGTATATTAAAACAATACTTGTATTGGTCTTTGGAATCCTTCCTCTTCAGGGTAGCTAGGTTTGCTGCTTTTATCTGCAACGTGAACATGTCTTCGTAGTACGACTGTCCCCATAGGTCTACGCCGGAACGGTCTACATGGTAGCACTCTACCCCGTGACGCTCTAAAACATACATAGCAAAAAACTCACCTACTCTCCCTATATGTGCCGTGTTGTCTAGCCTGTCTTTTACTCTCTTCACTCGCTATCCACGTAATACCTACTAGAACGTACACCGTACAGTATAAAAAATTTTTTACAAGGGGTCGGAAAAAGAGGTGGGGGGTGTTCCTATATAGAGGGGGTAGGGGTGCCGAACTCAAAAAATAACGATTTATTCGTGGAAATTAGTAATATATAGAGCGCCGGGACTCCGTCCTGACATAGCGGGTCATGGGGGCGGGGTAGGTATCGGATTCTGGCCATCTGTGATTAAACCTACCAGATCGCCAGTAATGTATACATATGTATACAATTTGTAACCTATCTATTGCGATCACGCCTAAACCTGTTAATATGTGAACCATCAAGCCAACACTGGTTTGGTTGGTTAACGCGGCACCATTACAAGCCCGCGCATTTTACAAGGTATTAAGTTATGTCAAATACAAATGAAGCAAAAGCAATCCCTGAGCGGTTCACTTCGAAGGCGGCTGATTTATTAAGCAAAGTCACTGGCAGTGAGGAAAGCGCCCGCAAGAAAGCGCAGGCGGCATATGATCAAATGATTAGCGACGGCATGCTTTGGACTGATTTCTTGCCAGTTAAGGCTGAGGGATCGACGGCCACGCCAGAATTAAGGGAGGCGCTATTTGCGGCACGGCGGAAAGGATTCGGAGCATGGGCACAGAAGCTATACGAGACGCCCAACACAGCACTTAGCAAAGAGGATATAGCCAAGAAAAATAAGTTAAGGACGGACGTAAACAGGAAAGTCTCGGCCGATAAAGAGGCCATGCGATTACGCCAAGACCCTGAGCATAAAGCCAGTAAGTCCACAGCCACGGGCAAGCGCGGTAGAGCACCCCAACAATCCACCGGCCCAGCCAAGGCGGCGGGATCGGCGGCCAAGGTACTGGAGTCACTACAACAGGCGGCCAAGCGAGCGCAGGCAATTGAGGAGCCGGAGTTCGATGTAGTAAAACTGATTGACCTGCTAGCTAAGGCCCAGCAGATCGTAGTCAACCACTAATCACCACCGGCCAAGGATGGCCATTCTCACTGGAGTAAGTTATGACAAAAAATGAAATCACTAAAACAATTCTAGGGGCGCTGGCTCTGATTTTTCTAATCCCTGCTGGTGCTGTCCTACTCACTATGGTTTGGTTACTGATACAAGGATAACAACTGGCCCCGCTCCGGCGGGGCTTTTTTTTCGCCCCGAGAAAAGTCGGCTGATACCAGTTCCAGCCTCCGCGTTGCGCCTCGCGTGACGTTGCTGATACCAGTTATAGCTGCCGCGCTGCGGGTCGCACACCATGGCACGTTAGCGCGTGGACAGTGTGGCTTGTATACATATGTATACATTTTATAGATACCAGTTATAGCTCTCGCGTGGCGGGTCGCATTGTTACTTTTACAATGTTACTTTTTTTCTTGTAATGTTACCGCAATGTTACCTTTTTTTAGGCCAAAAAGTAACAATACAAAAAGTATCTAAACGTGCTGTTTCGTGACAATGCATGATCAGGCATATGCGGAAAATGGCCTTTTTTATACTCTTTTTAATAAATAATTTATAATGTTACCTTTTACAAAAATAGTATCCGGAGTTCAAAAAATCCTGCCTTTGTTACCTCCCCTTTCACCTTAAAATAATACCCTCATATTTCCACGAAAAAGGTAACAAAGTAACATTGTTTTAAAATCAATAACTTACAGACCACACGTAGGTACACACTAGTACAACGTAGTACACTACACCGCTACCCACTAAACAACACGTTTGTGTACCATTTGACATAAGCCGCCATTCCTGTATAATGGTTTTAGTAGGTCGAGTTATGGCCTACGGGGCGACACAGCTAAACGTGTCAGCACAAACTAAATGTATACATATGTATACAAATCAATCGGAGCAATACAGTTATGAACAATCTAAATCAAATGGTAGTAACAACAGCACCACAGGCAAGCGCACCATCAATCGGGTCGAGTGCCATGTTGGGCGAGTTGAAGATCAGTTGCTGGACGGGGCGCAAGAAAGACAAGTCAGCATCCGCATCAGTGACTAGCCAGAACTATGCCGATAACGGTACGGCATCAGTCAATAAGAAGTTACTGGGTAACTGCGACGAGTTGACCGCCATACAGAAATTTGTGGCAAGCGCACGCAACATCCACTACAGCATGACAATGCCATGGAGCGATCTGGGTATGCGACTGCTACCGACCGCGCAATACTTCAAGTACCACCAGCAGATGACCGAGCTGCAAAACGAGTTCGAGAACATGGTCGATACGTTCTGTAACAACTATACGTGGGAGGTGAGCAGGGCACAGGCACGGATCGGTAGTTTGTTTCGGGCCGATGACTACCCGACCGAGGCGTCGATACGTAGCAAGTTCGCGTTCAACATCTCATATATTCCGCTACCCGAGGCCGGTGACTTTCGTGTTGACGTGGGCAACGAGCAGCGTGACGTGTTGGAGTCGCACTATAACGAGTACTACCGCAAGCAGTTGGATTCCGCGATGGGTGACGTGTGGCAACGTACGTACAAAGCACTGTCTAATATGTCCGACCGGCTAGACTATGGTGGCGATGACAAGAAGAAAGTGTTTCGCGATTCATTAGTTGACAACGTGCTCGACATGGTAGAACTGCTTAACGTGTGTAACGTAGCAGGTGACAGCCAGATGTCCGAGATGGCGCGTAAGCTAGACGATACGCTACGCGGGGTCACTCCCGATGGGCTACGCAATAACGAGTCT